AAAAAAACTAAAGAACCACAGTTAAATACTTACGTTAGACCTGTATTTGAAAGTTTTAAGGCTAAAAAAGATTTAGATAAATTACGTTCATCTGCATACTCTCAAGTTTATTCTAAGATTAAAGGTATGCCACCACTCGCATCATTTGATGGTGGGGTGAATGGTAGACATAAAGATAGAAGAAATACAGAAAATGTTTTAAGAGAATATGATAAAAGAGATAACAAATCATATGAGAGAGATTATGATATTATGTTAGAAATTATGAGAAAAGGTATAGTTAGTCTTTTCAATAAAAATAAGAACAACACCCTTGCTTATATAAGAACAGCAATTTTACGAGATGCACCAGAAGTGCCAACCATAGTTATTAAAGCAGTTGGTTCAAATTATGAGGAAATTACTGATAGAGATGAACTTGGAGTTTTTCTACCACAAGTGCAATTTGTAAAAGCATTTTCTAGTTCCAGTTCAAAACAAAATTGGATTATAGAATTAAAATCTGGTGATGAAATTGTAAAAATGAGTATGTCGATACGTTCTAATAAACCTGGCCATGCTGGTAAAAAGAAACTTGGACAGTTTCCAACTGGACTTGCGATTAAATACAACGGTATTATGAAATGATTAAATTCGCAGAACTAATCACAGAACAAGCTGGTAAGAATCTACACCTTGAACACATAGAGGACGAGATAATCAATCATGGTGTTCCAGGCGGTAGAGGTGCAATCAACTTTCTACGTTCACTTCGTGATATGTTGGCTGGTGCAAGTCGTAGTTCTGTCAACATGACAGTCAAGTGGGATGGAGCCCCTGCGATCTTCGCTGGTATCGACCCAGAGGACGGTAAGTTTTTTGTTGCAAAGAAATCAGTGTTCAATGTCAATCCAAAACTATACAAGACAAACGCAGAGATAGATGCAGATTTGTCTGGTGCATTGAACTCAAAGTTCAAGATTGCACTCGCAGAGTTTTCTAAACTTGGTATCAAGGGAGTTCTGCAAGGTGATCTTATGTTCACAGATGATGTGGAGACAGACACAATAGATGGAACGAAATACTATACGTTTCAACCTAACACAATTGTTTATGCAGTTCCAATAGATTCAGACTTAGGTAAAGTGATTAAGAGTGCAAAGGTAGGTGTTGTCTGGCACACCACTTACTCAGGTAAAACACTACAAGACATGAAGGCATCTTTTGGTGCAGACATCAAAGGACTCAAGAAACCATCAAGTGTTTGGATGGACGATGCAACATACAAAGATGTATCTGGTCGTGCAACATTCAACGCAAAAGAGACAGAACAAATCACTGCGGTATTATCACAAGTTGGTAAGACGTTTCAAAAGATTAGTTCACCAATGTTAACTAAGTTTCTCAATCTACAAAACAGTATGACAGGTGGACTGGTTGGTGCATCACTCAAGACATACAATAACAGTAAAGTAAGAGCTGGTGAGAAGATTAAGAATCCAAAACAACACGCAAGAGGATATGTTGATTGGGTAAAACAGTCTATACAGAAACAGATTGACAAAGCAAAGAGTGACAAGGGTAAAGAAAAATACACCAATATACAGAAAGAATATGTAAGAGAAGTAACCAAACACGTTAATAATCTGACACAGGTGGTCACATTTCAGAATTTATTAGTCGATGCAAAGATGCAAATTGTTAAAAAACTAAATAGTGTCAAGGGATTGACTGATACGTTCATCAAGACCAAAAATGGATTTAAAGTAACAAACCCAGAAGGTTATGTTGCGATTGATAGAGTAAGTGGTGGTGCGGTTAAATTAGTGGACAGAATGGAGTTTTCATTTAATAACTTCACTGCAATAAAGGCATGGGATAAATGAAAGATTTTAAAGAATTTTCTCAACTCAGTGAGGCAAAGGGTTCTATTTGGGATACCAAGCCGAAATCTGTCAAAGATGCAGAAGACCCAGAGGTTTTAATACAGGGGTTTGGTCGCATGAAATATTCCCAACTTAAAAAAATGATTTCAAATGGTTTTGATGATATGGCTAGAAGAGCAAAACGTGGTATATCTATGGATTTTGAGAGTTTACTCACACTTATGAAACAAGGTAAGGAAATGTTGGAAGCAGTCATAGACATAGAAAAAGAGATGAAGTCTCCAAAACATAAGAGAAGAATCACCATGTTAAAGAAAGCTGGAAAATGAAAAAATTTAAAGATTTAGTAGAACAAAAAGATACGGTTGTTTTTACTTTTGGTCGTTTCAATCCACCAACAACTGGACATGAGAAACTCATACAAAAAGTAAAGAGTATTGCTGGTTCTCAACCATTTCGTATATATCCATCATTCTCACAGAATCAAAAGAAAGACCCATTACCACACGCACTCAAGATTGCGTACATGAGAAAGATGTTTTCAAGATTTGCAAAGAACATTGTTGCAGACAAAGACTCAAGAACTGCGATTGATATTGCAGTTAAGTTATATGATGAGGGATTTAAAAATCTTACGATGGTTGTGGGTTCTGATAGAGTTAAAGAGTTTCAACGATTACTTACGACTTACAATGGTGTTGAAGGTAAAAGACACGGATACTATAAGTTTGACAGTATAAATGTTGTAAGTGCTGGTGAACGTGACCCAGATGCAGAAGGTGTAGAAGGAATGTCTGCATCTAAAATGAGAAAGGCTGCATCGGATAGTGACTTTGAGTCATTTCAACAAGGACTTCCATCTGGTTTCAAGGATGCAAAGAAATTGTACCTTGATGTTCGTAAGTACATGGGTATTCGTGAACAAAAAGATATGGGAGAGATGACTGATATGGAGTCACTTAGAGATTTATATCTTACAGGACAGATTTGGAACATAGATGATTTAGTAGAAGCAAACGGTGTCGAGGGTAGAATAGTTCGTAGAGGAACAAACTACGTTGCGTTCAATGATAGAGATGGTAAAGTACACAAAGCATGGTTACACGAAATAACAATAAATGAAATACAAAAAGGATTACGAAGAGTCAAACAAGACCCAGACATTAAAGGTGATCCAGGCTCAGAACCAGCAAAGTATTACAAAGGTGTTGCAAAGAGTAAAAAACGAGATCGTGATGACCACTTTGAAAAAGGTGCAAAGATGGATGATGATAATCCAGCTGCATATACACCAGCACCTGGCGATAAAGATAAATCTGGTAAACTGAAAAAAACAAAACCATCAAAACATACATTGAAGTTTAGAAAGATGTTTGGAGAGGAAACTATGGAACTAAATGAAAAGATAGAAGGATTAGT